TTACATCCCGCTTGCTGACGCATTTTTAGAGCAAGCCGCCCGCATCGCCGAGCTTGAGGAAGAAGTGAGGCGGCTACAAGATATAAAGCGAACATGTGAATGTAGCGAGCAGGATCAGTGTGCGTTCGCCGCTGAAAGGGATGCCGCCCTCGCCCAACTCAAGGATCAAGACCCCCTATCCTGCCCCGGCTGCGGAGGCCCAACCGAGTTCGACAGGTGCGTGCCGCCCAGCCCGTACTACTGCGAGGATTGCGAGGCTAAGGGTCACGATGACAGCCGGTAACACCCGTCTCAAAGATTTAGTCGCATTGGCTGGCAAGGTACGCTGACTTGTAGAGCGTATGCCGCTGCCACGTCTCGCCTCGCCTGCTCTGGCCCTTTACCGGGACAACCAAGTCCCTCTCCAGCAACAAGGCCCAAGCTCTGCTGAACTTACTGCTGTCCTTGGACATGCCCAGCCGCTTCGCCCAGCCGGACTTCAGATCGTACTCACCACCGGGCGTGGGAAGCCTTGAGGCGTCGTGCTCTTCGAGCAGGTCGTCGATCTTCGCGGCGATGTCTGTTAGCTTGCTCATTAGATCGGGAACTCCTTGGGAATGTGCCACTCGCCGCCCATGGGCCTGATGGAGTTGAAGTACAACACGTCGTTGTCGTCCTTCCATCCGTAGAAGAAGCCCTGATTCCATCGCAGCGATGCCGTTCGGCGTCGATTGTAGCCCATGTCTAACAAGCACATGCACCCGCAGGTCCGGCCTATGGCCCGGTCCGTGCGACGTGCCGGTGACTCTTGGAACTGGTGAACGTGTCCCATCACCGCGTTGCCGTACTCCATGGCGAGCTGGTAAGCGACGTGCATCTGAGCCCCGTACCCATGCAAAAACGAGGTGTCTCCGTACTTGAAGACGCCTCGCTCAATGTCGTATGGGAATGATTCGCATCCGATCAGGTCAAGCTGATCCATGATGCCGTTGTAAAGCAGCTTGTAATACTCACGCCGGTCGCCGTCACTCTCCTCGATGGCGTCCAAGATGCGGGCGTCGTGGTTGCCCCAGAGCATCTGCGTGGGAGCATAGTCGCGTAGCCACGACTCTCCAGCGGCCACGTCCTCCTTGACTGCCTCAGACTTCTCTAGGTCACTGGCCCCTTTACGAAGAGCACGGAAGTCGAATACGTCCCCGCCGTCGATCCTGATCTCGGGCTTGAAGGTGTCCCTGAACTTCAGGGCCGCTGCCCGTGCCGCAGGGTCAATCTTGTCGCCGTGCGTGTCCGTGCAATACATGAATCGTTGCATGATCTAACTCCAGAGCCGCGAAACCCAATCTAAGAAACGCTGAAACCATTTCGGGATGGGGAACCACTTGTTGACCCACTCCTGACGGGCCTTGCACCCGCAGCCAGCCTGCTGCGTGAAGCCCATCTTCTTGATAGCCCACTCCAGCACGTCCCCCAAGCCCCGGAGACGCCGCCTGAGACGTTTGCCGTTCCAGTAGACCCTGTGGGGGCATTCAAAGTCGCGGACGCCTGTGACCCGCTCACGCCAATCTGCGTCGGTGCGGCAGGCGAGGCAGTGGGCTCGGGTATGGCAGGCTAGGGGCTTGAGCTGTTTAAGGGTGATAGTCATACGCACACCACCGTTGCATCGCCGCCGGTTGCGGCGTCTCCATCCAGCCCAATGCCGGAGCCACCTGTGCAGCTTGATTGCTGATTGCTAAACGCCTGAGCCGTCGAGCAATCACCACTTGAAGTCGTTTCCGTGTCATAAAACAGGCCGAACTCAAGAAGACCTGGCACTGTTAGTTCGGTGATTGCGTACAATCTCCATGTTGTCGCGCCTGTCTTTTCAAGCACAATCGAAACGTCAACGGTGTCAGAATCGGCAGTACAAGAAGACCCGTACTCCACGACAACTGCCGCCGCCAACGTCTTTACCCACTTACAACTCGTATCCTGAGACAGAACGTGAGCCGTGTTAAGGGTATCAAAGCCACCGGCCCACGACAGCTTTCGAGATGGCGGACCCACGCAGGCTTCACATAAAGAAATCCCACTGAATGTCACGGTGTATTGCGAGGGCGTCACGTCGTCGCAGTTGGTGCATTCATCATCGGGGTCTACGGGGGTGCAGTCAGGGGCAGGGCAAGTCTCGCAGTCGTCATAGACATCCGCTGCTCCGACGGGGAACAGTGGGTTATTCGGCTGTGCGAAGTCCTGATTGCCAACGTAGTAACAGTCTCCGGTGTAGCCAGAGACGCCGATGCCCGTGGGAAGGCTGTAAATCTTGGTCAAGTCCTCGCCCACCGGGACGCCCATGATCTCGATGGGAAGCGAATACTCGCTGTCGTCATCGTCCGTGCAGCGGATCATGTCCCTGAACAAGTTTGCAGGAAGCGGCGGAACGGGCGGCTGCTCTGGATCGGGCCACGGAAGATCGTTGCCCCCATTGCACGCCGCACAACTGGCCGTGCTCGTCACGTCAGCAAGGCGGATCACAGAGCCGGGGTCGGGCGTGGAAGCCGGGACATCGGACAGAACGATGTAGCAAGCCGCATTGAGCAGGAACGTGTCGTTGGCCGAGAACTCATCGTCACGGACATAGACCGGCTGATCGACGCTCGTGTAGTTACACTGGGCCACCTCTAGATAGCCTCCCCCATAAGGGGTACACGCTGTAGAGCCCACAAATCGCCATGAGAGCCCCTCTGCCGAGTTCTCTATCGGGAGGGCTAGGACGATGTCCCCGATGCCCAAGTCCGTCCTGCCGTTGATCTCGGCTGCTGTGAGGTCGATGACGGGCAAGGAGTTCTCCACCCACCCAGAGCCAGCAGGGGCCGTAGCCCGAATGATATACTGGCCGCTATCCGCAGTCGTCATCACCTGAGCCGGGAAAAAGCTCACGTCCGTATCAGGCTCCCACTCGCCAATCGGGTAGTCTTCCGGGATCGGACCCTGAAACCCCTCCAGAATGAGCCCCCCGATCTCTTGCGCCATCATCACGATGTTGTCGTAGTTGTTCTCGAACACCGGCAGCTTGAACTTGTCGCCGCTGTAGAGCTTATTGCTGTTATGGCGGGGCGTCTGACGACGGATGTAGATACTCGCACCGACCGCAGGGGCTTCCACAAAGCTCACCGAGAAGTTCGGATTGATCGTGTGAACCGAGGTCTTCGTCACATTGATGACGGTGTAATCCCGCGTCTTCGTCAGGAGCACGTCATCGACGTACACCTTCAGGTCTTCCAGACGCATCATGGGGAACGCGCAAAGGAAGTCAGTTGTTGTGCCGTCTCCCGTCGCAGAGAGATTCCAAGATGTATAGGTAACACTCATTCGTTATGTCGCAGGGAGCCAGCTCCGGTAAACGGTATTGCCGTCGGTATCAAGCATCTCAATCACAAAGACGTAGTCGCCGCTCTTACTGGTGTCGCATCCATTGATGAACTTCAGCGTCCCAGACCGGCCAGAAGTCAGCTCTTGGTTCGTCGCAGCACCAGACACAGGCTGCTCTTCCCGGAACGGATGATCTGTCCCGGTCGGCGAGCCCGTGATACGCCCAAGGAACACGTCGGTCACCGCGAGGTTCTCGGACGGCGGGGAAGTCCCCTCAAGCGTGATCGTCCGCTTCACCGTTCGAGTCAGACCCTCTTCAAGCTCCTGAAGGATCATCGTCATCCGGTCGAGAGCCGCTTCCACGTCAGTCGCGGTCTGAGCCTCGTTGTCGAATAACTCGTAAGGCTGAAGAATCTCCGTGTCGCGGTAGATGGTCAGCCGCTCAGTCGAAGCCGGGGCCGTAACCATGGTGACGACAGCCGTCCCCTTGAGGCCAATCCCGCTGATCGTGTAGTCGGTCGTGATGACCTGCTCAACTTCAGCCCCAGTGGACTTGGTGACCAAGAGCACGATGACATGACTGTCCTCGATATAGCGGAACGGAACAGAGAACGCGGTGGTCGAGCCATCGCCGTCGAATACGACTTTACGAACTGTTGTTTCAATCGCCATCGGCAGTAAGTCCCATCTGGTTCCAGAGGCCGTCTACATAAAAGAGATTATTGAAGGGAACCATGCCCCAAATGCGGTTCCAATCATGCCGGTCCAGCGTCGTATCATCAAACGTCTTAGTCACGAAGCTAGGATAGTGCCATACGGGTCCGCCCATTGCCGACATCACAGTATCGTGACTGTGGAACCGAGCCTTGTTGCCCTCGCCAAGGATCAGCGGGTCGATCTTGTCATTGGTCGCACGAGCAACCAAGTTACCGGCTTCCCCGGCAAGACCAAGATAACCACCTGAGAGCAGAGAGTCACGCAAAAATTGATCGGGATCAGACCAAGGCGACTCGCCCTGCTGACCACCGATCATCCAGCGGACAGTCGTAATCAAAGCACCAAGGCCAACCGAAGCAGCCAGACCCGACATCATTGCCGAGTCCGCGTTGCTCAAGGCGGTCCCCGCTACACGGTTATTCGCAGCGGTGACCCAGTTGCGGTACATCGTGAGAACGCCCCACCAGCCCTGAACTTGCTTGTCGAACATCTCGTCACGAGACGGAACGGTCTGGAGTGCGTACACGCCCTTCTGCACCGCAGCGAGGTAAAGCTCCCGACCAGCACCTTGAACGCTCATGTCAGCGTAGGTTGTACCGCCCTTGGTCGTCTTCAACGCACCAGACTCCAGCCACTCTTTGACCTCGCGGGCCTGCTTGCCGCCCAAGCCAAGTCGCTCCATCCGAAGCTTATCGTTGACTTCCAAGTTGTCCAGCAGGAAGTCATCCAAGTTGTCCAAGATGAAGCCCTGCGTACTCGACGAGAACATCTTCTGGTGGGCGTTGGTAATCCGGTCCATGCCGTTGAGCCGCGACATCAACGACGCACCGGACTCAGCCAATGACTCGGCCTTCGTCTTCGGTGTGATGTGCTCGCTCATGTTCCGTAGCGAACGGTCCACGCCAGCGTAAATGTGCTCAAGGGCAAGGCCCATCTCTTCCGTCGCTTCACCTCGGGCAGCAAAGCCCTCGATGTCCTTAATGAGCAAGCCCCACTCATTCTTGAAGGCACGCTTGAAGCCGTACTCCGCAATGGAGCGATGGAAGTCTGCGACATTAGCGATACCGACAAAGCCACCGAGAATCGCGTGTGAAGCGTTCTTGATGAAGGCGGGGAGTCTGGACTGTAGCCAGCTATCAGGGTTCTCGGCGATGTCTCGGCGGTGCTGAAGCGTAGCAACCACCTGATCCAAGAACTTGCCAGCAAAGATGTCTTCTTTGGCGATCTGCTCCCGTGTCGCAAAGGTTGCCGACAAAGGGTTCTCAGCGAACTCGCGGAAGTGAGCGGCATGGTCAGGGTACTTCTCGGCCAGCTCAGAGCCCTTACCCCAGTCACGCTCGAAGGCAAGGCTCATGTTCTCTTCGTCTAGGATCAGACCGCCCTTGTCACGCATCGTGCGGAACTCATTGACCATGGCTTCACGGAGCGGATCGAGATTGAAGAGGATCACGTCCTCAGTCTCGCCAGTCGCCTCGTCCACAAGGGTCTTCCGGGTCAGCACGGAATCAACATCAATCTTGTACTGAGCCGTCTTGTTCAGCTCCCGGATCGCATTAACGACGCCGGTGCGAAGTTCGATCTCACCACCCATCGCCTTCGCCGCATTTAACTGTGTCCGGAACGCACTGGTGTCCAAGTACGGGGCGAGCTCATCGTAGGGAATCTCAGCCAGCGTACTGTTTCTCTTGCGCAGGGCTCCCCGAAGCGAGGACTCGGCAGAGAACTCATCCGAAGGAACGCCGAAGTTGCTGCGAATCGAATCTCGGATCGCAATGGCTTCATCCTCATCTAGACCACGGCCCATGAGCATCTTCACGAAGCCCGGTCCTTCAACAGCCTGCATGTTGTAGATACGACGGTAGTAGCCTTCGCCCTCGGGGAAGACTTGCCGACCGACCCAGCCGATGCCACGGCCTTCAAGCTCAAGCTTGCGGTTGAACTTGACATAGTCAGCGGCGATCTCATTCACCGCAGAAGTGAAGTCGTCGGTCACGTTGTCAGAGCCAGTTGCAATGGCACGGTGGATGCGACTGTCATAGTCCTCCCACTTGAGCTTTCCGCCCTTGTTATCGGAGATGTCTTTCCAAAGCTTTTCCTGCTTTCGATAGACCTTGTAGACCGGCTGCTCGTAACGGTACTTCACCTTCATCGACGCAGCACCGCCCTCAACAGGAGAGCCGTTCAGGTACAGCGGAGACTCCGTCAAGTGACGAACCACGGTGCGGAGGACCAGAGACGGGCTTGTGGCCGCTCTCGCCAGAGGGGAGGTCGTGCGAAGCCACTGGGCGATCTTGGTCGCCTTGGCCTTGTCCCAGCCTTGAGCGATGTAACTGCCCACCAAGCCATGCGTCGGGCCGTCGCCCTTGTTCACAACAATGGAGCTACCACGAGGCTCGGGGCCGTGTGCGTAGCCCTCTGAGACGTGAGCCCCGCCCTCAGCCTCAAGGTCGTCGGCGGCTCGCTTCCAGCTCATCACGGTGGAGTTGGTGTGGGCCTCAATAGCCTTCTTCGCGTCAGACCAGTCTCCATTTTCTTTTATATGCTTGTAACCACCACGCCCCTCATCGACGAAGCGGCCTTCAGCTTTAGTCTGGAACTTCTTCGACGCTTGGTGGGCAATCTCGTGCATCACCACGAAGTCAGCGTACTCTTCGGGCGTCGAAAAGAACTCTTTGAGGTTGACGTTTTGAATCTTCGAGATGTCAATTTTAGACAAGTCATCACGGAGGCCCGCCCCTTTGGGGAGAACCAGTTCGTTTAGGGAGTCAAGCTCGTTGTAGTCAGCGATGATGCGGTCATAGTTGACAAGGATTTGGTCCGGCTTCTTGCCGTTGCCCGGCTTGAACAGGCCATACCAGTTGCCTGCGTCGTCATCCAAGTCATCAACAACGCGAACCTTCACCGCGTATTCAGCGTATTCCGCACCAAGAGATCGTGGGAAGCCGATCCGTACAGTGCGACCGTCCATCGCCGCGAACATGCCGCGACCGAAGGCGTAACGGAACAAGTCGGTGATGCCGAATGTCCCGTTGTAGCCGTCCGAGAGACGCTGGCGGAACTCTGCGGCCCTTGCTTCTCCGGAGACCTCTGCTACCTTAGCTGCCGGTGACTCGCCCACGCCTTCACGAGCAAGGCCTTCGGGAGTCGCCGTGTCAGAAGCCGGACGAGGGTTATTCAGGTTGCGAGCCACAGCGTCCTTTGAGGCCTCCGTTAGCTCTTCGGCTTCCGTGAGAGCCTTGCCGTACTGATCCATCTCCTTCCGCTGCAAGCGAAGCTCCTCCAGCAACGTGGGGTCCGTCTCTGGATCAGAGGCAAGCCTGTTGATCCGCCGAGTCAATGCCCCCTTCGCCGCAGCCAAGTTCTTCGGCTGAAGCTCTGCTCCCTCACCGGCAAGCAGGGTTGCTGCACGAAGCTCATAGGATGTCGAGCGAATCGTCCCGTCCGTCCGAACAGGGGCAACCCATTGTGGCTTCTTATTGAGGATTGATTGCGCAAGAAAGGACGCTTCAACGTCGTCACTGGCCATGCCCGTATGCCGTAGAAGGGCCATCAAGTCGTCCTTGGCCTTCAGCTTGCTTTCACTAATGATCCTCGCGTGCTCAGCTCGAACTCTCGCACCAGAACCGCGACCGATCTGGCCCGGCGTCAAGGCATCAAGCCCTTTCGCGGAAGCCTGAATCAATGGGACCATGCTCGGATTGAGTCGCTCTTGAACACGACTGCCGATCTGCTTGCGTGCAGAGCGGTGGGAAACAGCCCCGCCAACGCCCGTGAACAAGCCACTGAACGCAGCGGTCATTGCGATGCTAGGCAGGAACCCCTCGTCAACTCGCTCCTTGTTGATCGAAGTCGCTCTGAGCACCGTCTGGAACGCCCCCTCGTAGACAGCAGCTTCAGCCGCACCATGCCAGAAGCCCCGCTTGAAGCCACCCGATGTCGAATCAATCAAATAGCGACGAGCCGCCTTAGTCCCGAGTGGTCCACGAGCGGCCAGTTGACTCGCTCTGCGATACATTGAGGAGACGTTCTTGACTCTTCCCGCTTGGCCAAAAAGAGGAATATAGCTCGTCGGGTCCGTAACCCCGGCAATAAGGCCGAGCCCAAGGGACTCGCCGAAGCTCATGCTATCTAAGACCTCATGCCGCTCTCGCTCGTGAGCAACCTGATTCCACCGCTCCAGCATTTCGGCAGAGCTTCTAGACTTAACAAGAAAGTCTCTCTCTGCCTTCTCTAAGAAGCCATCCCCGAAAGCTTCCGAGACAGCCTCTTGGGAATTGAAGTGCGGGTCAGGCGATTTGAACTGCCTTGCGAAATACTTCTGCAAGCTAGTAGCACCCCAGACCAAGAAGTTCCCCTCTTCAAGGGTGGCCTCCATTTTCCCCATCCGGTTGTCTGGCCCCGCATAAAGCGAAGAGCCCATCCTTCGCCCAAAATCATACTGGCGGTCCGGACGACTTCTCGACGCAGCGAGCTGGGACGCAGCGATAGCTGCCTCTGTCACATCGAAAGGGGCTTCTTGCTGGGCCTCAATAGGGCCAAGCGGCATTGCAGGAAGCCTACTCATTGTCCAGTCTCCTGTAAGGCACAAGGCCTTCATTTTTACTCTCGCCCCAGATCGAAGTCTTCCCAGACCCCGTTCGATTCAAATAATCTTGGGCAATGTCAAGAGCCGACTGTTCTTCAGGGTAATCACGGGGGCTATCGCTCGCCTTCTTGCTGCGATAGGTTTTGCCCGGCATCGTACCTACAACGTCAAGCCCCTTCTTCCGATAATCAGGGCCAATTTCCTTCATGTATATACCCGACTCCTGAGAGGCCCGTGCATCGTATATCAGGTTCATGGGGGACGGCATCCGGTCGATTACAACAGGCCCGCTGGAGGTCTGAATAGTAAACCGAACCTTGTAAACGAAGTCCGAGTTATCAACTTTGTAACCTGCTGGGCGAAGCCGGTCCACACCCTCATTCCATACGCGAGTCTCTTGCTCGTTAGCGATCGGGCCTTTGGATATTGTAACCATACCCGATTTAATTAATCGCATCAACGATCCGGCATTCACAGACGATTCGGGAGGGAGCTTCATCCGAGAGCCCCACCTTAACTTCTCAGAGGGGAGCTGCTCGTGCTTGTGAGCGATGGTAGCTTTAATCTCACGAGGAGTCTTTGATTTGAAGTCGTTCGACTGAATCCACCCAGCAACCATTGACTCTTCCGTCGAAAAGGTTCTTGCGCCATCTGCACTCCGAATCACATCCCTAAGAGCATCAGCACCCTTCGCATTTTCCTTGCCAAAAATCTTTGTCCACTGAACGTCGTCCTCGATTGCACCGGGATAGGCCTCCCTAATGGCGTCATAGAGATCAACCATGACAGGCGTCCACGCCGAAGACCCTTCCATCACCGCTTTGTCAGACTTAGCCAGATTGATAGCCGGGCTCTTTCCTCGCCCGCTTACCAAGCCATAGGCCGTAGGTGGGGAGAAGTCCGTCGGGCGGTACTCGCCCGGGCTCCGAGGGGTGAAGTAGTTATGGCCCTGATTACCAAACACAGCACCCGCAGCAGCTCTAAAAGCAGAGTTCGCAATCTCCCACCCGACAGGATCAGTGCTTTCACCAAGGAAGGCGGCAAGCCCCGCCTCGTTGCCGGGTTTTTGCAAAAACAGCATCGCCATATTTTCCATATCCCGGCTCTTGCCGTTGGCGATAGCGACGGCGGCTTCGTCCTCCGTCTTGAAAAACCCGTCACTGACAAGCTTGGAGGCCATCTCCTCCAAGTACGCCTTTTCGTCCCCAACTTCTTTCCGGCGAGAAAAGTCTGACTTCTCAAGGAGTCCCTCTCGCCAGTTCTTCAAGAAGTTGCGAAGATCATCTTTCTCAAGCTCCGCTCTCGCAGACTCCCCAATAGCCACCCGAGACTCTTCCTTGTCTGAAAATAGGCCGTCAATATCTTCCATGGAAACGCTGCCTGAACGAACTGCAAGAGTAGCTCTGGTAAAATCATGGAGCTTGATAGCATCCTTTTCATCCAAGCCACCCTTATCAAAATGCAAAAATCCACGGTCGGGCTGGGCCAGCCATTTACGAGCGGCCTCGGCCATATTGTCGTGAGACAAAACCCAGTCGCGGATGTGGGATGGGGCAACGCCAGTCTTTGCCGATGCGTGAATCACCTTGCCGTAGGCGGAATCCTTTTCGCCAGAAGCGAGTGATTCTTCAAACGCCTCGTCATCACTAGCACCAAGCCACGCCTGCATCGAAAGAGAATCCATTGCTCTGATATCGCCCGCGAGCGCAGCCTCGTATGTCCGCTCGAAGGGGGTTCTGGTCATCTCCTTGTAAGCCAGCTTTTGCCGGAGGATCAATTCCTTCGCGGAGATGAAGTTCTCTCGAACAATCTTATTATCCGAATCCCAAGCCCCATTCGCATCGAGACCCTCGATTCCTGCGGCACGAAGCATCATGTCCTCAAACTCTTTCGCATCCATCTGCGTGCCATCTGCCTTGAGATAGCCGTTGACCTTCGCTTCCATAATGCCGAGGTTGATTTGGTCGTGCATCTGCTTGAGCTGCTCGGCCCGGTCTTTTTCGGTGGTGCGAACCATCTGATACCTGAGCTGCTGGATGCCAAGCAACGCTCGGTCATAGACCTTTTTCTCCGCACCAGTCTGCGAGCCCTCACTTGCAAGCCGAATCTCACCCTCAAGACTATCAAGGCTATCTTCACGATCAGCGACGTCGGGAATAGATGCCGACCGATCCAGAAGCTCTGTATATGCAGACTCCACCGCTTGCTGGTAGGCAATCTGGACTTCAGGAGCCCCGTCTCCGTAGAACTCAGTAAGCTCTGCCCGCAACGACTCCAAACCTGCGGGAATGCCGTCCGGATGGTCTGGAAGCAACGTGACCTTATTCGAGATGTCCGATAGTGCCTGCCGTTCAGCCAGGCCTTCCTCGCGGCCTTTTCTCCCTGCGATTTGACTGAGAAGCGACCGGCGAGCCCCCTCGGTCAGGTGCTTGGCCGACAGCACCTCCTTTGCGCCAACCTCCCCCTCGTCCACTTTGATCTGCCAGTTTGTGTGCTGAGCCCCACCCACGATGCTTGTAATTTCGGCATCAATATCATCCCACTCGCTGTCAAGCGTGCCGACGCCGCCCTCGTAAAGAGCCTCAACCTGAGCAATCGCTCCGTCGATGTCGCCACTTGACATACCTTCAGCAAGAAGCCGCCCCGCCTCGTCCTTGCGTTGCAGCTTCGCCTTGGAGACTTCAGCATTGACTTTTAGCGAAGTCAAGCCAAGAGCGGTCCTGCCTCCAAGCAGAGAAGCGCGATTGGCAAAGTTCGCTTTTCCCTCTTCACCCTGAATACCGTCAGCCCGCTGCTGGATGGATTCAAAGTCAGCATCAAAGCCACGTTGAATGCCGTCGAGCTCTTCGATTGACTTCGCGTTAGCTGCGGCCTCATTTGCTCGCATCGAGGACTCTCGAAGCTCTGACTCAAGATCGCTGGCCAAGATGCGGTCTTGAAGCCCCTGCTCCTTGACCGCGATCTGCTGGCCGAGGTCGCCAAGGTCGGCAAGGGCTTCGCCAGCCGCCTCCATAGGAGCCATGAACGAGCCCATGGGCCGCTCGTCGATCTGCCCGGAGACGCCGGGAACACGAAGGATTCGAGTATTGATTCTGCTCATCCGATTAAGCGCCCCAAGTGTTCTTGTAAGTGTACGCTGCACTGGCCACCCCACCAGCGACCTTAGCCCCGCCGCCGATCAAGGCTCCCGTCGCCTTCTGGCCATAGGCTGTCGCCCGGTTCCTCGCGTTGGCAGACTGCACCTGTCCGCCGTATCGAATCTGGAGGACGTTCTCAGCCTGCTGTGCCGCCATGTCCGAGAGGACAGATAGAGATGAGCCAGAGCTGGCAAGCACGCCAGAGGCTCCCATCGCGGCCTGAGCGGAAGCGAGAGCCCGTGCGTCAACCCGCTCCTGACGGCTGGCCTCAGCATTCGCCGTCAACTCGGCAGTAATGGCGTTTTGGCTGGCAACCGCCTCCTGCGTCTTGTTTGACTGGTACTGCCCAGCAGCCGCAAGTCCTGCTCCGGCGATAGACGCGACTGAACTGGCTATGAAAAGTGAGCTTAATGCCATCAGGAAGTCCTCGCGTACAGGAGACTGTGTTTACCCTTTTCAGGGTAGTTGGACATCATCCCTTCACAGGCCATGCCCAGCATCTTTGCCATGCGGACACCCGGCTTAAAGTCAGTGTCCACTGTCATTTGGATACGATCATAAGCTGTTTTCAGCTCACTTTGAAGCATTACTTTGAACGCCTTGAATAAATAGATCATCTCAGGCCCATGGACGCGGTTCGAGATCAGGAGCCAGCCGTCCCCAACCCGAGGTAAAATCTGGTTCACGCCACCGATACAGATCGGTTCGCCGTACATCTTCGCAGTCAGGGCAAAGCCCGTCTTCTCGTACTGCTTCCAGTTGACCGTGTTGATCCACTGAAACTCTTCCATCTGAGCCGCCTGCGGCATAAAGCCATTCAGGTCACCTTCCTCAAACGGCTCTATTTCAAATCTGGTCGTTGATGTCAATTTCGTACACCATCGAGAGAAGGTTAAACGGAACGGGCTCGCTGATTACGATATTCACCCGAGCCTGCGAGTCATAGTAATTGGCCGGGGCCATCTCAATAATGCCGGTTTCGAGGCCCGGAGCCGTGCCAAGGGCCGTCGCAGTCTCCCGGTACGCGATGTCAATCGCCGTGTCCCCGAAGTCAACTTCGCCACCGAGGGACTTCCAGAGCTGAATCTCTGCGGCATAGAGGGCTTGGGCTTTCCCGCGAGTCTCTGTGAAATACTGGAGAACTCGGATCGGGAGGCTTTTGATTGTCGTGGTGTACCCATAGCCAATCACCCCTTTGTGGTGGAGATTGTTCAGTGTAACCGTTCCAGTCGAGGAGACGGAGACATCCTCGTGAGAGCCGCCGTCCGCGAAGACAGAGGCCGTCTGTGACGCCATGTGCTCCAGCCCCGAGAAGCTATCCGTCAGGTTCGCCCAACTGCTCGTGGCCGTCGCCTGTAGCTCTGTGGGGAAGCCAGAGGTCAGCACCCGTGCCGTGCAACTTGAGGTCGTGTCGGCGACAGTGATCTCCACGTCGTACCAACTACCGTCAGCGGCGAAGAGTCGATACCGTTCATCCAAGTCTGCCGCAGTCCCAGCGAAAGGTGTGTGTGCCGTCGCGGTGAGCGTTCCTGTCGAGCCCGTCGTGTAGGTCGTGGCCGTGAATGTTAATAGCGCAGAGGAAGTGGTGTTGGTCCGGTCGAAGGCCAGTCCGTTGTCCACGTACCAAGCATCCACCTGCTCGGAGTCTGTATCGAAAGGCGGCTTCATGACCTCGATGGTCCGCGTTCCGCCCCGGTTCACCACAAACCAGATCGAGTCCTCGTCCGATTCAGGCAGAGCGACCACCGACTCGGCTAAGCCGCTGCCACCAAACTCGCACTTCGTCCAGCCGAGGACATCCTGCTCCTTCTCGTAAACGAACGTCACCACGGAGCCGTCGTCCATGACGATCCAGAGCGTGCGAACTGGAACCTCTTGGAAGGCCATCGCTTTCACGCCCGGTTTAAGTAGGTGCTCGCTGACAATACTGACATCCTTGCCAATCTGCTGATCCGCTTCGAGGCTGTAGGCCAGCTCCAGAATCCGGGTCGTGGATCGGTGGGCGAACAGTAGTGATCGGCCAACTAGCTCAGGTCGGACATTCGGGGCAGAGCCGTAGTCCGTTTGACGCTGGACCTGCACGTTGCTGGGCGTAATCACCTCTGAGGTACGGGAGCCCATCAGAACATACTCGGCCCCGTTCGTGCCGATCAGAAGACCGCGAGCAACAGATCGAATCCAGCGAATCTCATTGACTTGGTCGTCGTCAATCGTCAGGAGAAGCGAGTCGGTATCCACAACCGCAAACGCCTCGTCATTGAGAAGAGACGCCTCTTGGAAGTTTGCAAAGTCCCCCGTCCGCGAAGCGTAGATGCGATTCACGTTCTGCGTCGTCCGGCCTAGCCACATACGCTGCTGGTAGAACGCAGGGATCGCAGGCTGGTTCATATCGGTCGAAGAGCCCTCTTGGGACGTATTTGACAAGAACTCCGGCACAACAGCGTTGCCCGTATCGGCGGTCACCGTACCGGGGTTAGCCGACGTAATTTGAAAGGCCGTGTCCGTCAGGCCGCTTCCCAGAACCGTATAAGAGCCGTTGATGTCCGTCGCTGACTCAAGGAACTCGATCTCAACAGCATCGCCAACCTGTAGAGTGTGCTTTCTTGCACAGGTGATCGTGGTCGTGCCTGACGAGTGCGCGGCCCCGGCAATCAAGGCCCGTCGGTGACTCGTGTCCTCGAAAGAGCCGTAGAAGTCGCCGAGATACCACTCGTCTTTATCGACCACCGCAGGGCTGATGTCGGCCTGAGTCGCAATCGTGCCGCCCTTCTGCAAGACCATCGCATACGCCGTGGTTGAGTTGATCGTCTGGTAGATCAGGGCCACTGCGAAGTCTTCGTTGTCCCACTTGTACTTAATCAGCCGACCGATATGCTTGCCGGTCGTGCCGTTGATACCGTCGTGATCCCACGAGAAGCCATCGCCAGAGACGATGATGGCAACGTGCTCGCCAGCCTCGTCCCCCTGATAGTCGTTCGCGGCCAAGCCAGCCCGATACTCCGTGTTGTCTACCAGCGTAGCGTTGTGGGCCGTGACAGAAATCGTGAGCCTCGCCGTTTCCGAGATGCTGTCAAACGGGCCGTTGGCAATCTCAAACGCCGACACGCTAAAGAGGTCCGCCCCCGTGCGAGCGATCTGGCGTGGAGCGTAGTTTGGATGGAAGCAGTACAGGATGTCCGCCGACTGAACGTAGCTGATCCCGTCAACGTCGGCTTCAGGCCAAGGTGATTCGATCTGGTACGGCGAGTCTGTCGTGCCGCCCGAGCTATAAGAGCCGGGGTCAGCCGCGATGTTCAGGGCGAATGTGTTTGTGGTCGTCGATTGAACGATCCCCGACACGTTGTACCCACTCGGAGTGATACCCGATACCGTAACAACATCACCCGCTCCAATGGTGTGACTGGCCGAAGTGTAAGTGGCCACGCCCGCTGACCACGAAGCCGTGGTGATGGTGTTAGTTCCGGTCGCCTGCACCTGACCGTCGTCGCGGTAGAAGCGGAGATACTGGTCCCCGAACTCAACCGCGTAGGCCTGATCGTCGTTGTACTTGAACGGGATCAACCTCGCCGAGGACGAGTCCTTGGTCGTCGAGACGTACTTAGTCCCCGGTCGCCGGGCGATCATGCCGTGCGGATAGATGATGGCGTTATTCGCCGTCTGCAAGCCGTTCTGGTAACGACTCAAGTCAGAGCGACCCATCAAGCGTGGGCTGATCTCACCTGCCGTAAAATTAGTCTGGACGTGCGTTGCCCGGCCCATGGAACCCTCAGTTCAAGTCGCCTTCAGTGTCAACCGCCTCCGGCCCAACCTGACGTGCGTCGAGGAAGGCTGTCGCGTCAAGCGGCTGGTAAGAACGTCGGCCTGAATCCGAGAACCGAGCGTCGGCAATCAGGCGGTCGTATCGCTGCTCCAAGTAATCAACCCGCTTCAAGTCCTTTGCCAGAGCCATCGCAAGGTGAGCGGCCAGCTTTGCTATCAACGCCTGCTTGAATAGCTGAGGGAAACGAGTGACATCCTCCTCGCGGGAGATGTACCGAATCTTCAGCGGAGCAGTCTCGTTGGTCATCAACATGCCGTCGTCTGTGATCTCGTAGGCGATCTCTTCGGCTTCGAGGTTTAACAGCGTGATAAAGTCGTTGGGCAAGGTGTACTGAACATTCCAGTACCAAGTCGGAGCTGTCGCGTCAGCAGCGAGTGTGCTGTACTTGACCGCCCATTGCCAGCTGTGCTCTTCAAGGAGCATATCCCGGACAGCGTAATACTCCGCTTCGCAGGCATCAGCCTCGGGCGTGGAGTCGCTGAGGTTCTCGATACGGCGAGTGATACCCGCACGCAGGAGGGCGGCGTTGCAGATTTCTACTTCAGTGTCGAGGGCCATAGGTTACTCCGTTAAGTGACTATTGGGACGTAGTGGCCGATGATGGTCATGTGAATGTCGTCGTCCGTAGTCTTCGCATTGAGATACTTGCCCTGTGGAATCTCCACATTCAACGGGAACAGGGGGAGTAGGTCGCCCTCAACCATTGCGGACTGAATGACCACCTTATCAACCGTCAGTGCGTCAGGTGCCGAGGCTGTGTAGATCACGACCTCAGCATCCACCGTCGCGCTCACCTGCTTGTCGGCCTTCATAATGATGCCGGTGACAATGAACTTCTTGCGCACCTTGGGCGGGAAGAAGTTGTAGGCGGTGTTGGCGAGGTCCAGTTCGTAGAATTGCGTCTCGTCAAAGAACCCGGAGCCGACGACTAGCTCGCCCTGCTCGTCTACCCTTGCCGTCCGCCCGTTCTGGCCAATGATCCGAACCTCGGTATGCGCCATTACTCAGCCTCAAGGTAGAAGAAGATCGTGCCTACGAACAGGCCCGTCGTCCCCGCGTCGTACTCCAGTGCGATCGCATCGTTCTGCCCGAGGCGAAGGCGGTCCTTCATGTCCACGTTACCGTGTCCGTTTGCCGGGACAAAGATGTGCTCAATGTTGGTACCCTCGGTTGACAGGCCAGAGATTGCCGTGCCGTCGTCATACATCGCCTGCACCGTCGCGTCATTGGACGAGGTGAGGTTCAGGTTCTTCGGCGTGACCTCGGCGGGGCCGGTCGCAGTACCAGTCACTTCCCAGAGCTTGATCTGGGCGTTCTCGACTGCGTTCACCTCCAGCGTCGAAATGACCAAGGTCTTATCGGTGCTGGTGTTCTTGAGGTAGACCGAATACTCGCCAGCCGCCGCCCCAGTGTGGGCGAAGGTCAGGGCATAGCACTGGCCCTTGTCTCGGCTGTTGTAGTAGTCTCGGCTGTCGGAGCGGGCCGATACGTTCAGGCGACCGTCAGAACCCTTTGCCGTTTCGTGAGCCCCGGTAATATCGTTATTGTAATCAATCCAACTCATGGCTATTCCCTTAAATCAATCTCAGAAAATTGTTCATTTGTCAACACCGACAAATATCTGTTCATCATCTTGAGTTGAACCAATATGTCGTCCAATACGGCTTTGCCACGCTGGTCGCTCACGGGCAGCGAGACCAGCCCCTCAACCAAAGCTTCCCCGCCGATCTCTAGCCCTATTGTCGAGTCAGAAGGCAGCTCAACGGGCAGCGGGCTCTCATCGGAAACGTCAGTGACAGTGCCAGCATCACTGTACTGGACCTGCGTCTTCTCTTGGACAGAGCCCCTGCTGTTGGAGCCGGTACTCTTGGCTCGGTAGGTGTACGCCATTTACGTCACTCACTGATAATACGAGTCATCTTTGCATCGACGCTGCCGCTGGAGTTGTTGGTGCTGACAATCTGATAGTAACTGTCCACCTGAGCCAGCAGCTCCCACCGCTTGTAATCGGTCGTGCCGTCAAGCGTGCTGGAAACATCGGTTCCAGACGTATCGGTTAGCGTAACGTAGGTAGAGCCGTCGAAGCTGATCTGAACTTCGAGGTCAATACTGCCCGCCGTTCGGACGAACTCGATGACATGAGCACCGCCACGGCGAACCTTGATCGGCCCTGTGGTTGTGTTCGAGGAAATTGTTTCATTGATAATTGCATTAACAGGCATATTAGCCACCTTTGTTGAAGATCATATTAACGGGGCCAAGCCCCACAATCCATCGAATCAGCGAACAACCCCGATACCGATCCCCGAGATTGCGTAGCGAAGACGCTGCAAAAGGCCGTCGGACTGGGGAATAGGGTTCTCGCTCAACATCGAGGATGTGCCGTCAACGATTTTATCTAGCTCGGCATAATCTGCGTACCAATAGTTGAGCGTGCATGCGCTATTGACTACCAGATCATCCAGCGCGCCGCCTGAAATGTCGCCATCAATCAGCCAGGCCTCGGTCGTGTCGCCCCCTGTGCTGCCGACCATCAGGTTGACGGACTCTTTAGCAACCGACGCGGCTCGGCTGGTGTTGATCGTCGGATTGATGAGCATCCGGTGCGTTGCGTTTACGTCGTGGACGTTTCGCAGGCAGTTGGTCACGGTGGGGTTAACGCTTATGCACGATGCCGTGTCATGGAGCGTGCTGCCGTTGTCGCTAATCGCGGTGGTGTATCCACTGTTGGCGAACGTACAGTCAAGCTCGATGACCTGCGTTGTTGATTCGTAGTTGACGGCATCGCCCATGTTGCCCGCTGAAACAACACGGCAGAGGATGGCGTTGGGCGATCCAGTGTGGCCGATGTAGATGCCATTACTAGGCGTACCTCCTGTCTGCCCGCCGCCGCTGTGGGCAATGTCTACCAGTCGAAGGTCGCCAGCCGATCCGATTAGGTCGATGGCGCCGTAGATCGTGAGGTTGCAGACAACCACTTTTCCGGTCGCCGCAATGTCGATCATGGTGTAGTCGGCGTCGGCAATAAATATGCCTGACCCCGGTTCGCCACCGCCGACCGCGTGGCAGTTAATTGAGCTTGAGCCGGGTCGGAAGCTGCCCTCGATTGCGTCGTTCTCGGTATTGTCTGCCGCCAGCGTGAAGGCGTCTGTTAACCCGCCCGCCATATTAACGGTGTCAAACACGCACCGACCCGACCCAGAGGCGAGGCCCATGCCTGCGAACGTCGCGTTGTAGTAGTTGGTGCCTGAAAGCGACCACGTACCTGCGGTCGCCTCAACGAATCGGCTGATAACGGTCGCAGCCGTCTCGCCCTCAAGCTGGAGCGGCATGTCGGGTACGGTCGTCCACTTCGCGGCTAGATGGTGCGTGCCTGCGGAGATGCGAACGATCGCATCACTCACCGCGTCGGTGTTGTGTTGGGCAACAGCCTTGTTGATCGTCTTGTAGGGCGTGCCTTCGCTGCCGTCGCCGGTCGTGTCGTTGCCACTGGTTGGGTTGACCCAGTAGACGTTCGATGAGGTGATGGATAGCTCTGACGCAGGGAGCGTCCATGCGTAGCTAAGGCCCGATCGCGTGACGACCAAGCCAAGCGTGTCGGCGTAGGCAAAGGCGGCGTTGATGTTTGACCAGAATCCCATTCACTTATCCCTTTGCAGCGGCGATGGAGGCTTTCAGTTGAGCGGACAGCGAATCAACGGAGGCGTCGAGGTCGTCAAGGATCGTCGTCCGGTCGCGGAGGGCTTCGACTTCCTTGATGCGGTTGAGAACGTCGATACGGGCTTGGCCTGAGAGAATGGAATCGGGTTTCATGGTTTAGGTTCCTTGGTTGGAGTGGTTTGGTCTATTCCGACGGCCCCGGTAACTCGGGGTGTTCGATCCGACGACGCCGATGGCGAGGCCTTCAATTTCTCGTTTCTCTGCCCGGACCTGATGGAGGGTCTTGCCCGTGGACTCGGCCACTTCATCAAGCGTCATTGCACCGAGGTACAGGCACTCGCAAGTCAGGTGTAGCCGCAGCGGAACCTTCTCTAAGCAGAGTGACGAAAGGATGAACTCGCGGCTCGTCACCAAGCGAGTCAGGCGAGCAATGGTCTTGTCTGTCTGGTCGTAGCTGGCCCCAAGGCTCTCGGCGATCTTCCCAGTCGCCCATCCCTCACGGTAACGCAACACCATCACCCGGCGAAACTCCGGTCGAGTGAGATGCCGCGAAAGCGAGAGGATTTGCTCCGTTTCATCACGAAGGGCAATCCGATCATGGGTCGCTTTCTCGGCCTGATTGTGTGCTACGGCACTACTCAAGGACCGCTCCTCCCGCCTGCATGTTGGCGACGGTCGCCGGGCCGACGCCCGAGACTCTGGTAGTCAAGTCGTTCCACGAAGAGAATGTTCCATTCTGGCCTCGTTCCGCGATGATCGAACCAGCGGTAATCGGGCCAACACCGGGGATAGTCAGCAGGTCATCGTAGGATGCCGTGTTAATGTTTACGCCCGGCTCAGGCTCACCTTCAGAGGGATCAGTGCGCGTGAGAAGCAGGTCGAGCTTCGCCTCAATCTGGGCCAGTCGATCGTCCGGAATCTCGTGCGTCAGTGGAACCTCAGCGTGAGCCGTTGAGAGAAAGATCACCACCAACACGAGCGAAACTGCGAAGATGCCGTCAAGGAACTTAGTTGGAGGTAACTTCTCTTTCATTGTGCCTTCTCCAGTTTATCAATGTCGTCCGCCATATTCTCCAGATGCAGCAGCATCAAATCAAGCTTCGGCTGAATCAATTCCTTTGCGTCCTCGTCAGTGAACCGAGTGGACTCAATCACAGCAACCCGCTCATTGAGCGTGACGATGCTGATTAAGGCCCACGAAGATACAGCCAACAATGCCGTCAACGCGATGCCCACAATACAGTCCATGGTTCTAAACTTTTGTTTGTCTGACATAATGATCCTTGATTCTTAGGGGACAACCGGAGCAAACCGCTTGAGCGTATCTGCCGCCTTAATAATTGCTTCGATGTCGGTCTGGCTATTGACGGCGCCGATGTCAAGCATCAGCGTATCCCCGTCTCGGCCATAGGAGAAGTTCTCTGCACTCTCGTCCTTGAAGAGAGAGTTCAGCGTGATCGTGACCTCAGTGCCGTCGGCCTTGCGGACGTTGACCGTCTTGCAGGTGCAGGCCTGACACAGGATCAAGGTGGCGATTAGGAAGAATGTTTTCATGCCCAGTCCTTTACGTTGAGGATACCACGCTTCGTACCAGCATTCCAAGGCTTCCAGCCAGCGAGCCTCACGGCCCGATATGCAGCCTGACGACGAGCCCAGTTCATACCAGAGGCCTTGAGGTTCTCGCGGAACTCGCGGTCAGCCTCTTTACGGGTCAGCAGCCGTCGCTTGACCCCGTCCTCGTCTGCCGGTGGATCATACCGCAGGTCGTGAACCAGTGCGGCAAGCAGGGCAATCGTGAAAGGAGCGATTACCCAGAAGGCGAGACGGGGAGCACTGGCCCCATCGGTGTCGTAGTTCTTTGGAATCTTCACCCCAAAGATTTCGATGTCCTCCATCACAACAGCCTTCACAGGACCGTGGTGACGGAGCGGGACGCCGTGGGACCAAACATGATTAGCGTCATAGCTGTTCATTTTGGACTCCAGCTCAAATCAAAAGCCGCCCTCTCCATTACAGAGAGGGAGGCCGGAGGAAGAACTTCCTAGTTCAGGTCCGCGTAATAGGTCACAACCGTAATCGTGCCGGAGGTCGGCAGGGTGGCGGTGGCCGTCAGCAGATACAGGTCAGTCTGAGCGGTCAGCTCAGAACCGACTTCTGTCGCGTCGATGTACGAAACGACTTCATCAGCAGTCGTGCCATACGCCTTCGCAGGAGCGAACGTGGTCGTACCATCAGTCACAGCCAAGGTCGCGGTCGTCAGGGAAACGCTGGAGGCAACGTCAACCTTCAAAATCCGAGAGTTCTTGGGAATGCGAGCACAATACAGGAGCGAACCTGCGGTGAGCCCGGACTCAAGAGTAATGGTTTCAACAAAGGCCCGGACCTTGGGGCCGATCTGTGCAGCATCAAGCTTCGTACCGTCCGAAGGCGGCGAAGAGAGGATGCTGGTCATGTTGGTTCCGTAAATAGTAGGCATTGCTTATGTCCTTTCAGGATCAGCTGGTGGCAGGGGTTTCTTCGCAACGAATCTGAACAATTTCAGTCTCATCCAGACGCGAGGCGTTGGCTGCGAACTTGGTGTAAATCTGCAAGTGGTAGTTCTTGTCAGCACGACGTTCCATCTCGGACTGCATGGTAGCACCGACCGCCATGCCCATCGCGTTCTTCGTGTAGGCGTAGCACTCGCGGAAGCCGTGGCTGCCGTTGACGAGAGCGGTCGTCTTCACGAACTGGAAGCCGTAGAAGCTAGGCATTTCGCCAGCTTGGTAGGCTCGCAGGTTCATGCGATCAATGGTGGTCAGGTTGGGGTCCGCCAAGAGGTCTTGCTCTTGGTTAGGAGTCATCGTCAGATACCAAGGCTGATCCCGGTCAACGTCACGCATCTCAAGGATACGTCGAGCTGCACGGAGCTTCAGCAACGACATGCCAGTGCCGGTGCTCGAAAGCTGGCCCAGTTCATCGTAGTTGTGGTCAATATAGAGCTGGTCCGCAGTGGGGTTCGAGCCGGTGTAGGCGGCTGGAGCCCACGAAACGGTGGTCGAACCAGTACGGTCGCTCTTCGCGTCGGCGGTAAACGCCTCGACGATCAGGTCATCCTTCTTACGACCCACGGCCTTAGCCTGAATCTGGACGTAAGCGGAGGAAACAGGGACGAGCAGGCGGTAGTCGTCGGTCCAGTCGTGGAGCTGAGCAACCGCGAAGTCACGGCTACCAACCCATCGGCGGACGTGATCCGCTTCAGTGAGGACCGTGTCAGCGTGGCGGCTGGTAATCTCTTGGACATCGACCGAGCCAATCTGCTCGAACGTACATTCATTGCCATTCAGGGTCTTGGACTGAACGGTCGGCTCAAGAGTAGAACCGGCACGCTGGGCCAGAATCCGAATGTTGCTGTCGAATTGATCGACAAAATGGGTGGGGACTGAGGAAGCCATTGGATAAACTCCAAAAACAGGTAGGGAAACGGTTAGTTCTGTTTTCGGGCGTTTATCCGTAAGACGGGACGCTCTTGCCCTGCGGGGCCAGCGGCGACTTGGTCGCGTCAGACCGGGCCTTTCGGTTGCCGGTCACTTACAAAATAGCCAACCTCAAATAAGACTGTCAACTGATTTAGAATAAAAAAACGACCGGACTCGCCCTAAAGCAAGTCCGGTCGCTGTCTCTTTGCTCAATCGCCGTATCACCATAGCGAGAGCAGGGCCATCACACCCGTCAATATCTTACACGGCCTGACCAAGCATTTCAATCAGCTTGTTGATTTCTGCCTGCTTTTGCTGGCCAGTGGGCGTACCCATCTTCAGGTCGTCAAGGTTGTCAACCGTGATCTGGTCGATCTTGGCCTTGATCTCAGGCGGAGTCATGCCCGTCATCGAACGAGGCTCGCCGCCAGCACCATAAATCTTGTCCTGCTGCATCATGCGGCCCAGACCGGCAAGTGCCTTGACCAAGTCGGGCTGGCTATCCAGACCCGAAGCAGCGAGAGCCTGCCCCAAGCGATCAAAGTCACCACCGCCCTTCTCCACGATCTGTTTGAGCGTGTCGTTCGCAAGGCCAACGCGGTCGTCAAATTGAGGACCGAACTCCTGCTTCAGCTCGGAGACATTCGCCGCTGTCGCCTCACCAGCCACCTTTTGCTGCTCAATCGTCATGCCAAGGACATCATCAACGATGCCCGCAACCTGCCGGTTATTCAAGCCGTACTGGTGACCGATCTCCTTGAAACGATCAATCGTGACCTTGTTAGCATCATCAGCCAACATGGACTCATTAGTGATCCCCTCAAAGGTGTAGTCCTCCGCCTTCTCTGGCCGACCAAGCTTGCCATACAACTGGTCCCAGCCCTCGCTGTCCTCCTTGTCGGGAACACCGACCTTGGAAGAATTGGACTTCTCCAGCTCAAGATAGCTCTTGGCAAGGCCATCAACCCCCTTGAACTTCTCCAAGCTTTTGCTGGTCTGAAGCTCGTCAGGTAGTGAACTCAGCCAAGAGGTCTCCGTCGTTTCCGTTGTCGCCTCTGTCGTTTCCGTCGTCGTCTCGTCGCTCATCGGGCTTCCTTTCGTAAGTTATCCGATACCCGGCACGTTCTAGAATCTCACGAGCCATCGCTGCCCCGCCATCGCGGAAAGCAGCGTAGACAGGGTCCGTGCCATTTGCCCCTGAAACCGTGAGTGGATATTGATCGTTTGCATAGGCAGCGAGCCACTGAAGAACCATCTGGCCCTTCTTGCTCGTACCTAGACAGGCGTGAATCGCCTCATTGATGTCTTCCTCAGCCATGTCAACCTCTCATTGCACTGATCGCCTGAGCACCGTCCTTCGCGGCGGATGCAGCCGTCTGAGCAGCCATCATCTCTTGCTGTTGAGCCTGCTGCTGCCCTCGCTCTTGGCGAAGCATACCAAGTTCCTCGTCAGTGCGTGTCAGCTCTTCTGGCAACGACACCGATTTCGCCAAGCGGCGAGCCAAGCGATCCGGGTGGATATTGTCCAGAACCGTTGGGTCAGCCTCGGCAACCGCACCCACGGGAGCAAACCACTCCATGAACGACTGAAGCTCAGATGCTCGTTGAGCACGGGCCAGTGGGCTCGTGTAGTGAATCTTCAAACCTGAACCGCGAATCCCATCAGGGGCTTCAGGCAATAGCCCGTTGCTGACCGCAAGGTCAAAGGCCTCGAAGATCAAGGGATCAAGTAGCTCGCTGTAGAGACGGTTTAGCGTCGGTGCAAAGAGCCCTCGCTGCTCCTGTTGCCGCTGAACGATTTCAGTCGCAGTCATGCGATCATTCATCGGCATCTGGAACATGTCATTGTAAAAGCCCGCACGGATGCGATTCTCAATTTCCTGAATCAAAGCGTAAGCCCGGTCTGAACGAGCCCCAGTCGGTATGGGCTCAATACGTCCCATCGACGAGCTGCGATATACATTCAGACCGCCCGGCCCCAGTTTGGCTGGCTTGAGAAATCCGCTATCGGGCATTTGAACGGGTGGGTCCGCTTCCTTCATCGCAGCACTCAATGACGCTTTACTCAACGCATTGCAGTACCGGATGTCCTGAAGCAAGACCATGCCGGGTGACCGGCCATACTTCTCTCCTGAGCCACGACGCCATCGCGGAGTCATGTACGGATTCCGCTTGAAGCCGCCCTCCTTGACGATATGCTTCTTGTCAAGGTGGACAACCACCGAGTACCAAGGCATCTTCGTGGCAAACAAGCTCTCCATGTCGTAGTCCTCGCGGGGACCGACACAGTGAATGAAGTTGTGCTTTTCAGACATGAACTTAGCCGAATCCTGATTCAGCCTGATCTTGTCTTGGATTTCCGGAGGAAGATTCTCCACGCCGAAGGCGGCAATGGCCTGTCGCAGCGTATATTCAAACTTTCGGTAGACGGTGTCAACGACGCCCATGTGGTCTTCGTCGATAAACGCTCCGGAAAGCGGTACGGAACGGAAGCGAAGCCCGTTCTCGGTGTCCGCGAAGACAACCCCTGTCCCGAATCCGGCAAGGCTCTCATAGCACTCGTCCAAGGTGGCGTACAGATTCAAGCTCGGGTCGCCGAGCAAATCCAACACCACATCCCTTGCGCGACTCAACCACCGATCATCCTCATTGTTGGGCTGATACAGATGAACCCCGAAGTCAAACCACTTCTGGGCTTGGTTGGTCAAAAGCGAGTTGATCCCGCCGACAAGCCTCTCAAGGCTTTCACCCGGCGTGTTATTGAAAATGCGGCTACGACGCTCCGAACCCGGCGTGAACGCCTTGGTGAAATCGCGGTTAGGAAGCACGAACTCGGCAATATCCTGCCAGTGCTGCTCCCAGTTGGCCCTTTCGGACTTCATCCGGGAGAACCGCTCAACATATCGCTTGCCATCAGACATTATTGGCCCAGAAGCTTTTTACCGGAGATTTGCCCGGTCGCACTACCACCAAGAAGGGAGTCTTCACGACCCTGACGGTTTGCCGCCTGTCGTCGCTGATTTGCCCTCGCCGAAGCGATCTCTGCGGCATCGGGGCCGGGCGTCTTAGGGGGTGCAGCTACCTTGGGGCTTGAGAAAAGACCAGACATCAGAACATCTCCAGAGGATTGTAGTCAGACACACTATCGGGCATAGGAGCGGCCTTTGTCAAGGGCTCCGCAAATCTTTTCATCATCACGGCATAGTGCATCGCAGCCATGATGTCGTCATTCTTCTTCACGATCTGCCCGTCTTTTCGATGGTACATGCGAAGCTCTCTAAAAAATCGGTCAAGGTGACGGAAGACCTTGAAACGTCCAGTTCGCATTCTCTCGTTGATTTCCATAACAATCGGCTCAGTATCTTGGCCACCCCCCTTCTCGTTGTCATATCGGGCAGAAAATCCAAGCATCGATTCAAGTCGGTGCTGCACTCGGAACTGTTCCGCGAGATGAACGCCTGAAGACTTTTCTCGTTGCTGTCCATCATGCGGCCACGAAACCGGGATCGTGTCGCCCCGCTTCTTGATGGCTTCAACATGGTACGCCGGGGTTTCCCCGATCTGGTCGTAGCAGTCGTAGACATAGATGATGTCCTGATCCCGGTCCCAAGCGATCCAGACGGAGGCGAAGGGGTGGTCGAAACCGAAGTCGATCCCGCATATACGAGCGTAGTGCGAGGGGATTTGGAAGGCATCACACTTGATCTCTTCTTCGTTAATGGGATAGACAAGGCCAGTGCCGACCATCGGCACGCCCTGAGTCCGTGTCTTGCGCTCGTGGGCCGGAATCGAGTTGTAGAGCTGCTCTTTACGCTCCGCATTCAAGTGGGGAGCATCATCCCACGTTGCCGAGAACACCTTGATACCCTGACCGCCGTCCATGAAGTGGCGGACGGTATCCTTGATCCCCTCCAAAGGCGTGAACGTCAGGTACATGATGCCCTGCTTGGCCACCAAGCGGATCAAGGCTTCGCTGAACACATCGTTCGGCGGCTCTTCGTCCATCCACAGGCCATCCATTCGGACACCCTGCCACTTCCTCCGGCCCTGCTCGTAGGTCATGAAGCCGATCTTGGACACGCCACCGGACTTATGCCGCACCAGCACCGACTCGGCGACACTGGGGATACCGCACTGGCGGTAGTTGATCTTGATGATCCTGTCCTTGGGAATCCAGCCGGGGCTATCGGAATCTCCAATGAGCTCCTTTTGGACAATGTCTCGACTGGACTGGTTCGTCTCGGACCCGACCCACCACTCAACAGGCCGGTTATACCGCTTGCCCTGCCACCAGTCAGGATACCGACCCGTCGCATGAATCGCAGTCTCAGCCCCGCCAGTACGGGTCTTGCCCACTTGGTTCGCCGCCATGAGGCAGCGTTCAACGTAGTGAGCACCGGCATTGTGGAAGTCAATCTGCCACTCGTAAGGCCCGACGTTGCCGGGACCGGGAGGCAGATCGTAGTTGAAAGGCTTAGACATCTCCCAAGAGAGCTTCTTCTTGGAAGCCATCTCTTTCGCCTTGCCGAGGAGATCGGCAAACTTCTGGAGGTCTTCAGGCGGTATATTGTGGTCGTGGCTCAAGGTCTTGGTCGCCCCTCCGCTCAGTCCAGCACAAGTCCTCAATCAGCTGATCCACCAGCATTCCGACGACTTCGCTTCTTTTTCTTGGGTTGTGCTCTTCGTGGAGCTTCTGGAGCAGGCTTGTCGCCTGATCCTCTGACCGGCTCCGGCTCATCATGAACAGCTGAATTATCGACAAGCTGTTTGGTATCAAACAATCGGCCATGGTAAACATCCTTAACAATCTCGATAGCAATAGAAACTTGAGCCTCAGTCCGCCGACGCAGGCGGTCGTGCACAGAATAACCGGCCAGTCGCATCGTGACTGATCTCTCCGTGTTCACATCTCTCATGCGGAGACGGCCCACAATCCTATTGGGCTCGATCCGCCATTCGATCAGGTCGCATATTCGGTCCAGTTCAACAAGCATAATCTTCCTTGCGCAAAAGAAATAGGGGGGCTGCTTCCGGCGTGTTACCACAGTGTAGCCGGAACTTGGGACTCCGTGACGGGCCTCCACTCCTTGGACTGCCGGTAGAGTCGCCAGCGGATCGTCTCGCCGGGCTTCACCTGACGGGCCTTGACGATCTCAGTCTTGAAAAAGCCCTTGCCACGGAACTCGCCGAGGTGCTTGGCCTTCTTGAGCGTGTCCGCAGACAGCCGCCATGCAAGTTCCTGTGGAGCCTGATATATCTCGATACTGTAAATCATGCCGCCCGCCTTTCCCACACGCTCTCCTCGATGCCATTCTCCCACATATCATCCTCATTATGCTTCTCTTTGCGGACGTACCGCAGCAGCTTGGCCCAGAACCGCTTGAGCCCCTCCCCCTTGTAGGGGACAAGCACGAAGCAGTCAACGCCTCGATACTCGAAGCGGTGGACAAACCGGGCATTGTCGGCGGTGAACAGGTTCGGGCTACCCTCCAAGGACATAAGCGAGATCGCCTTACCCTTGTCGGCACAGTGGTCAATGATGTCTGATGGGAGCATCTCACCAATATACCAGAGGAGACTTGAAGTGCAAGCCCCATTCTGGTATTATTATGGCCGTGAGTAAGTCAGGTCACCCAACTCAAATGTTCAGCAGGAAGTCTTGGGAAAAAGGCAACCGCACCGGACTCAACCACCTGCCCAAAAGGAGCAAGTGGGCGGCTATCCGCAAGGCTGAACAGACCGGAGACTGGGAAACCCTCGACAGGCTCATGGGCAAGAAGAAGCCCTGACATTCATTAGGCTGGCAGTCCCCCAGAGACAAGGACCGCCTTCGACACCGGCAGAGCAGAGATCGCTCGGACTCAACTAAATGGATACCTTCCGTTAGCTCCCTCTCCCCCACCACAAGGATGACAGCGTGAAGACGGTTGGCCGAAGTTTTTCTCGTACCCGGCTTGGCTTACCGATACACTTAGCCGGGGACACCACGGATAACGTTGCGAGAACCGGCAGGGCGAGACCCTGAGATGCCGGAACCAAACACTCAGGGCGGTGTAAACACCCCTCCCGCTAAGGGATCGGTGTATCCCGAGTTTATCCACGAGACCATTCGGTCAGAAAAAGTACCCCTCTTTTCTCCCCAAATAACCACTCAACCAACGACCTGACCGGGGCTTACGAGGACCATACCCCCAGCCTTTCTTGCGCAATCTTCAATAGTCTTCCACAATGACGGGCTACCCCGAAGTGACTAGGGCGGGGGTTTGGGGGGCGGCTATAAGATGGGAACATAATAGGGTCATCCCAACCGGATTGGGGGACCCCACCCCCCTTCCACTTCAATCACAGTGGGTCGCGTTGATTATGGTGGACACACACATGGATGGTGGAACGTTCATCCCATACCCCATATCCCATGTCATCAGCGTCCATCTCACCCCCACCCGACAGTGTTCTACCCTGCTGGTCCTCGCCTCACCACACATAACACCTGCTCACCACTGTGCTTGTGTGTACAGTATCACACCCACACCACCACACCCACTCACCCCAAGGCACTGCTATGAATAAGCCCTATGACATTACCCCCAAGGCCCACATTAAGCAGCCCAAGAAGGCTCGACCAAGCCTCATTACCAACATAATCCTCGTCTTTTACGCTGCCGTGGTCACCTTCATCATGCTCGCAGGCATCGCTGGCTGGGTCTGCATTGCCCTTGGTGCTCTCAAGTACTTGCTCTCTTGACCTTCCTCGATTTGCCGGGCCAGTGACACACCGCCACATCACTGAAGTCATCCACTCTGTTCTATAAGCAGCTCTCTGTATTGCTGGCAAGGCCAACACAGGCATCGCTAGAAATATCAGTGCTGAATGCTTCTCTGTCACTACCACGTACCCGGCAATTTCCCTGCGAAGCACTCTACCCCTCGGCTCATCCCTGAACAGGTGCTCTGGATCGCACTCACAAGGTATTGACCCGCAAACGAGCACTCAATCACAGCCTGACACAGGCTCTTGGTTACGACCTAAAGCTTGACTCGGCTGCGTCGTGCTCGCCCGCTACGGGCCTAACGGCTTTCATCCAGTCTAGCAAGCAATCAATGGGCGAAACAGCCAGTGCTCAGGCTTCGGCCACAGCCCAACTCCAAAGAACACCCTCTCAAAGTCGGCTACTAAACGGATTCTTGACACACTCCTCGCCTCAGCAATCTTACTGGCTGGGGTAAACCACAATTTCGCACTCACTGTTTCGGATCGCAAAACGCACATCCCAACTGAAGTGCATGAAAATAGCTGCTCCTAACCTCCAGCCTTCTCGCCATTGTCCACTCGGCACGGGGCAAGCCCGGCCTGTGGACCCTATGTCGAGAAGCCTGACACATGTCGCCTCTTAGCCCCGAGCACAGATTTGCGATCAACCCATTGATCGCTTGCTGCTTTGTTTTTGTAATTGCTCCGATGTGGAGCAGCAACGCCGCAAGACAGAAAGGCATCACATGGACATCCCAACCACCCACGAACAACGAGAGCAACACCTCGAAAAGGTATTCTACCTTATGCAAGACACGGCCACCGAGGATGACTTGTACCCTATCTGGGAAGAGCACATCCAACCGCTTGAAAAGGAGGCCCACAAAGGCAACTACGCCTTTCTCCTGCAACATGTAGACACGCTTAAAGGCTACTACAGAGAGCAGGCGGCCCACTTGCGGTACAAATGGTCATTGATTGAGCAGGCCAACTGGGAGCCAACCTCAAACGACTAAGACACCTCAGCGGGTAAGGGCGTAACAACCCTTGCTCGTTTTCTATCGTTCGAGGTGAACGGTAGCACACCACAACACGTTCTCGAAAGGAACACACCATGTCAGATTTCGCAAACCTCATCGACCAGACCGCAGCAGACGCCATCATTGCAAAGGCATCGACCGACGCAGAGGTGGCCAATGACATCCTCGCTGAGGCTGTCAGGATTCTCCGCGTACAGAAGACCGCTAGCTCGGCCCGAGTACGAGGTGCTTGCCGTCGCCAATGGCCAGAGACTTCGCTTCTCGGCGACAAGCTCATCGACGCCTGCACAAAGCTTCACGAGATGGGCGTGCTTGAGGAAGTCGCTCGCAACTTGAAAGAGGCCTTCGGCACAGTCAACCCGTGGTCAGCCGCCGCTCGCCTCTTCCCGCAGCAGTCCAAGCAGGGCAACCTGATCGTCCGTCAAGGCCTCGTGGCTTGGCTTGAGTCCTTTGGCCTCTTCAACATGGAAACTGGCACAGAGACCCCTGTCACTACCTCGACAATGGGTACTGTCAGAGCACTCGATGTTGTCAGCATCTACCTCGGCCAACGCGATGAGCCGACTAAGTCGCAGACCGCTCAGGCACTCCGCGAGTTCTGCACCGATGACTGGACCGAATCAGTCGCAGAGGTCACTGACCGCATCAACTCCGAGAACGACGAGTACCTCACCGAGGTCATGGACGCTGAAAAGGCCGCTGAACTTATCGACAACCTCATCGAACACGTTCAGACGAAGTACGACGACGCGGTTGGCCTTCAAGAGGTCGAAGACGCAGCCGTGGCAGCACAGGCATTACCCGGTCAGGTTCGGGACGCCTGCAAGCAACACAGCAAACACCTTCGCCTCGAAACCATCACTCAGCTGGAGACCAAGGCAGGACGGGTAGCAGACTTCATCGCAAGCACTGTTGAACTGTAATCCCCCTAGACAGGGTCGGGAGCCTTCGCGGGTTCCCGGCCTTGTCTTTTTTTGCTGTTATAGACAGCTCGGACACACCCCAAACCGCAAGGAAACTCCCATGCTCGGCTCGCTTCTCTCCATCGTCACATTTGTTGTCTGCGTCTGGATTCTTATCAACATCGGGGCCAAGATGCCCAAGCCCATCAAGGGCATTAATCGCAAGATAAAGAAGTCCGCACGCAACGCCATCAAGGGCTTCTTGGAAGACTAACCCAAAGGGGCTTCGGCCCTGCGGCAGGAACAGCTCGTGGGAATATTACCCCTAACCAAAGGAATATCATGAAACATCAACGCCTCATCATCGCTCTCTCCGTTCTCGTCACCCTCACCACCCTAAGTGGCTGCAACACCGTCGCGGGTATGGCCGCAGACGTTGAAGCTGCCGCCCGTGGCACGCAAGACTACCTTGCTGACGGGCTGGAGCCTCGGCCACAACGCAAGCCCTAGAACCCCTCTCTCGCCGATATACGGCGATGATGCGTCTAGGGTATATGTGCGGCAGATAGCGCCTACTGAGGCGTGAGTCCAGCCGCTAACCCCGTCACGCCGGAAACGGCTGGCGGGGGATTCACCCCCAACGAAAGGAACCAGAGCGATGACGATGATATTTGACGCAGAATTAGACAAGAAGGCTGACGAGGTAGCCAAGACATATCTGACTGAGGCCCGCAAGGAAGCGATCAAGAGGGAATTGATTGGTCTGGTTGACGATGAATACTACTACCTCGAAACCGAGGCGGCGAACTTCATCCTTAATACAGCAGTAGATCACTCAAACAAGTTCCTGCGGCGAGTGATGCAGGGCGACGGCATGGCCGCAAAGGAATTGTTAGGCCAGAGACATGGCTGTGATCGGTATGTCCGGGGCGGGTACAACGAGGGCGAGCCGTGGGCGAAGTTAATCCACGGCAAACTTTACGAACCTGATGGCGTGAAGCTGCGCCGCGAGATCGTCGAGGCGTTCCCCGACCTACTGAAAGACGAGCGAGTGCTTGACCTGGAATCAGTTGTGGATGGCCTGACCCGGCAACTCCGCAAAGCCGAGGCCGAGATTGAGCGACTCCGTGGCGAACTGTACTAACACCCACCCACAACGAAAGGAACCCCATGAAACCAGAAGACTACATCGGCAAGAAACTGAACGAATGTCCAGACGGCACGAAGGCGATTGTGTCGGACCCCAACGGCTTTGAGTGCGTACGGGAATATCGGGACGGCCGAGCCTACGACTGTCGCCCCTTCCCTCTGTGCCACGGCGACGGCTCCGGCTACACCGTCACCCACACCCTCACCCTCGGCAAGCCCCGCCCGAAGACGCTGGCAGATGAGGAACCGGGGGTGGCGTGGAAGGGCGAGGGTGGATTGGCGTTTTGGAGGGATCGTTCTAACGGTGTCTATGCGAAGTATCCAGATGGCTCATATCCGCTAGCCCTCAGTGCTAGCTATAACGGCATCGCCATCGGACCCGACTGGACCCGCCTCGGCAAGATCACCGGCATCGAGATCGACGGCAAGGTGTATCGCGGCGAAGGGGGTGGGGAATGAGTATTCGAGCAGCCATAACATCTAACACACAAGGAATATAATATGGACAGCAAAACAGTCGGAATCTCACTCTGCGTCATTGTCGGAATCATCGCGTTGGCGTGGTGCTTGGCGCAGATTACAACATGCACCAGACTAGATATGCAAGAGTGCAACGACATTGAATTGAAACGATATCAATTAGGCTACGAGCAGGTCGTTGAGGAGGGTAAGGTGGTGTGGAAACTCAAAAGCAATCGGGCGGAAGGGGGTGGGGAATGATCGAATACAACCCTGAGCACTACATTAGCTGGGTAGAGCCTTGGCCTGATGGGGCGAGGAACCTCGGCGTTCAATACGTCGAGATTACGTGCGGCGAGATGGTGCGGCAGCAACGGGCCGCACTTCCCTCAGTCCATATGACCGATGCCGAGATCATTGAAGACGCCATTCCGATCCACTTTGCAGAGGTTCACCGATTGAGCATAAGCGACAGGCTAAGGAAGGAGTCATACAAATGAAACACCGCCACCTCATCCTAGCCTTCATCGCCATCATCGTGCCGCCCAACTTTGGCTGGCAAGCTGGTGAGATCGACCACGACGCCATCTGGCAGGCCATCTGCCAAGTGGAGAGTGGAGGCGACCCCAGCGAACACAACCCCGGCGAAGACGCACGTGGCATCGCACAGATCACGCCGATCTTTGTGCGAGACATCAACCGCATTGTGGGCAGCGAGAAGTACACCCACGACGATGCGTGGTGTGCCGAGAAGTCCCGCGAGATGTTCGACATCTACAACCGCCACTACCACCCCAAGGGTGACTACGAGCGGATCGCCCGGTGCTGGCAGGGCGGGCCGAAGGGCCATCTGCGAGAGTCGGAAGTGAATGATAAATACTGGGCCAAAGTACGAAAGGAACTAGAGCGATGAATGGTGAAAAAGACCGAGCAGAGTTTGAGGCGTGGGCTGTAACAGAGGGCTTTGACGTTACCCTGACAACCAACAGCCTGTGCCAGCCCAAGTATTCGTCGCCCCAAACGCAAGCTGCTATGGATGGCTGGCTCGCCGCCCGCCGCACGCAGGACGAGCAGTTGCGGGAGTTGGTGGAGAAGGTGGGGGCGTGGCGGAAGCAATACGAGTTCTTTCTTTAGCAGTCGAACACCCGGCTCGTACCAGTGGGATAAGGCTGGTGACGCTTTGGAAGAACGATCAATCGAGTTGGACGAAGCCCTCGCCCAACTCAAGCAGGAGCAAGCAGATGACCGACCAAGACCGAGCAGAGTTTGAGGAATTAACACACGGCATCCCGCCGTGTCACCACGACTACGACATGCTTCTCGCTGGCTTTAATGCTGGCCTAGCAGCCGCCCGCCGCACGCAGGACGACCGCATCGCCGAGCTTGAGGCGACCATCGAGAGGCTGCGGGCTCGGGCGGCTAATTCACACTTGGTTATCACGCCCACCCTGCTCAGGGAGCAGCAATGACGACTCACACCCCATCACCCCGTCCCATTATGAGGCCACTATGGACGACGATCAAATGTCCCTCTTCGATGACAGCGACATCGCTGCTGAGTTCATCGTCTTCGACAGAGCACACCCCGACATCTATGAAGCCTACTCAAGTGCCGTGGAGCAGCTATGGCAAGCAGGCTGCCGACGCTTCGGCTCTCAAGGTGTCTTCTGGGTTGTCCGCTGGAAGTACGCCGTCAATCCACTGAAGGATGGCGGCTTCAAAATCCCCAACAAGTACAGCCCTCACTATGCCCGCAAATGGATCAGTGAGAATCCTTCCCGTTCCGACTTCTTTGAAACAAGGACACTCAAGAAATGATTAAGCGACTACGACTCAAGCTTCGCCGGATGATCGACAAAACAGCCGACGCCGTCATCGGGCTGGGCTTCCGACTCACGATCTCGACCGCATTGGCACTCACTGTCTTCTTTGCGCTAATGCAATCTAACCCCTACTAAGGACACCATGACCCACTCACTCACAATCGAACCGCCTATCCCAGCCCTCCCTCAGACAATGGGAAGGGGTCGCTTGGGCTGCTTTTATCTCGTAAATACCAATTCCGGAGTAAAAAAGGCCTGCGTCCGTATCAACAGGACAACTGTGGCATTCTTCAGTGAATCTGGCGGAATCGAATGGTCCGACACTCCAAACGAATACACCCCTATCAGAGAGCTTGGACGGATCAGGCTCATTCAAAGTTAAACCACAACCAAGCAGGAGCACGGAGACTCAGCATCAACGAAGATTACGACCCCGAATACGCATGGCTTGTCATCACATCACCAGAGGAGGAAGACCCCGTTGTCATCTCGTCATTCAGAGAGGACTGCCCCATGAAGGACGACCTCTTTCCCAGCCTCCGGTTGCGTATGCGGGAGCTGTGTGAACTGATGTCCTTCAAGCACAAATCACCGATGGTTCTCACCATCGCCAGAGAAGGTCGCGTGACCTTCGAGCAAACGTTCTTTAATCACTGGTCTTCCGAAGAAGACCGCCATCACCCCTAAGCTCGAAAGGAGCTTGTTATGTCTCGTATCACCGTTAAGTTCTCCAACACCTTCGGCCAAGAGCCAATGGTTGAGGTTCCCGTCACCAGTGAAACCACTGTTGGTGCGTTCCTCGAAACCCAAGGCGGCGTCCCGGAGAACGCCGTAGTCAAGGTCAACCGCCAAGCGGCTGATCTCGAAGCCGCGCTGACCGAGGGCGACATCGTCTCTCTCGTCCCATCCCAGATCAAGGGTGCGTGATTCAGGGACGGGCGGCCTCAAAATCGCCCGTCTTTTTTACCTCTACTCAAGGAGACCCCATGCAAACCTTCTCACCACCTCGACGTACATACCCACAAGGGCCAATCGAACGGTCCTCAATCGCGGACCTCGACCGTGCCGCCTTAAACGAAATCCCGGTCACCAAAGCAAACGTCCACCAGCTCGCTTACTACTGCGACCCTATCCCGCCCTCTATGCTCAGACGCCTTGCCGAGCGTGAGCTTGCCCAACATGACATCCTTCTTAAAAACCGACGAGAGGAACTCTTTCGTAACTGGCCAACGCAAGACCTGAAGCGAGTCGTCGAAGTTGCCCAGAACTTCAAGCTGGTCAGCGTTGGCGGGAACGCGGCTGTCTACCTCCCCGCGACTTACTGGGTGGACGAGGAGCTGGGGCGGGCCGTCCGGTCTGGACCCTACTTTGTCCGCCCAAGAAACAGCACCTTCCGTGTGGTTGACCTGTGGGAGCGATGCGACTACGACACAGTCATAGCAAGCCCTCTTTATGAACGCTGGAAGAGAATACGACACCCGCATATCAGTCAGGGCGGGGAAGTGTGCCTCGGCACGGAAGAAGATACCTACTTCAATCTCAAGGCCGCAGGTGACCTCTACAGCCTCGTGTGTGTCTTCGAGGAAATCCTGAAGACCTACAACCCCGTCAGCCCCTTTGAGCACTTCAACCAAAAGTTCCCCGGTTCCATATCGCCCATCGAGATGCCGGTGATGGAAGCCGAGCTGTTCGCACATCCCCAAATCTACTACGAATGCGTCCCCAAGGACTGGTCCGACGAAGACCTTGTGGTCCTTCAGGTTGACGGCTACAAGATTCGCCTTCTGCCACGCGAATGTGAACGCATCCTGCGGAACGGACACCGATACATTCGAGACTGGCTGAGCCAAAACCTCAAAGCCTATCTGCCCAACCTCATCACAGGCAGCTCGACTCTTGAGGATGAAAACCCAGACTTCTATCAACTCTTAAATCGAATCTTCATGCCCGGCGAAAGCTGGACCGCAAGAGCCGAGGCCTCGGGCATCAATATCTCTCCCGCGTTCAACGGTTCGGACGCTGAAATGACCGCCGCTTACACCCCTTACTCCACGGAGCACGCCATTGCATTCACCCCAGACGATCTCAACCAAGCAATCCAAGCCGAAGATGGTGACGCCAGTGAAGGCGAAACCGAAGAAGACAGCAGTCAAGAGGAAGCTGCGACAGCTGACCCGGTCACGGAGAGCTTCTGAACTGAATCGGTCAGCTCTTATCCTTTCCTCTACCGCGTACAAGAAGCTCGTATGGTTCCGCGACAAGAAAGATACCGAAGTCGGAGCCATGGGCATCTCTCACCCGGATGATCCCTTGTTCATCACCGACTTTGTCTTCCTCCCGCAGGAATGCACGGCGGTAAACACGGACTTCGATACAGACGCGCAAAATGAGTGGGTGCAGGACCAAATGGAGGCCGGGCTCAGCCCCGAGTCCTTCGCTCGCGTCTGGGCTCACACTCACCCCGGCCAGTCTGCATCACCCAGCAGCACGGACTGGGACACCTTCGAGGAAGCCATGGGCAGTATGCCATGGGGCGTCATGCTCATCCTCGGAACCAGCAACGAGTTCGTCTGCGTCTTCCGAGTCAAGGACCAGATGATGAATCTTACTGTCGAGATCGAGCCCACGGCCATCCCTGATGAGTGGACGACAGAACTCGACAACATCAAGAAGAAGACCTACCAGACCACCGGCTACACGACGACCACCAAGTACAGTGGCTACCAAATGATGGGAGGTGGGACCACTCAGAAGGCAAAAAAGCGAAAAAAGCCTATCCTCGACTTGCCTTTCTGGGGCAGTATCGACAAGCCCACTTGGGCTGGCTTAAACCTTGGTCTTAAAGGGTTGCCCGGCAGTCCGTACTACGCTTCGATTGAGGACTGGAGCCCCAGCTTCACCGACATCATGAGTCACGGCCCAATGCGGACCATGCTGGCACTCCAGAAGTGCTATCACAATATCCTCGACACCCGCGACGAGGAGAAGGTCCGGAAGCTGGTCGAGAAGGTCTCTGACGGGCTGATTGGCGAACCCACCGAGTTCGACAACTACGACACGGACATCGCCATGTGGTGGGACCCAATCGCTCTCATCGCCGCCTTACGAGACGGTGACATCAATGCGGATCAGGCCAAGAACGGCTCTGACGAGGTTACCAAGTACATCAAGTACGACCAGAAGAAAAAGGACTGGTTCTTCACCGAGGAGCCCAGCCCTGCCAAGGACTTGCCTGATTTGCTCACAAGCTCCGCCCCGATTGACCGGGAGACGGCCTACTCCATGCTTATATCCACTTCGATCCATTTTCCCGAATATGGGAAAGACCTCGATGATGCGTGCAAAGCGTTTATTACCACATTCCAAGAACAGAAAGAAGAGTACGATCAATGTCAGAAGGATCACGAAGCGAACGTTACATGAGATACTCGGGGCTGGTTAGCCCTCAGAGGCTTCTCAACAGCCATGTCCTTGTCCTCGGCGTCGGAGCCATAGGCCGTCAGGTCGCCCTCCAGCTCGCTGCAATGGGCGTTGGCTCCGTCGAGCTATGCGACTTCGACACGGTCGAGGAAGTCAACATGGGAGCACAGGGCTACCGGCCCGACCAACTTCGGCTCCCCAAGGTAGAGGCGACTGAATCCGACATGCTCGCCATTAACCCCGAAATGCACATCTACGCCCACAACAAGAAGTTCGGCCCCGGCTTTCGCATCTCGGACTACACCGCTGTCTTCGCCTGCGTAGACTGCATGACCGCCCGGCAAGACCTCTTTGGCCTGTGCAAGGAAGAGTCCGTACCCATCATTGACACCCGTATGTCAGGGCTGAATGCTCAGGCGTACTTTGTCAACGACGAGAACGACGGCTACGAGAAGTACAAGACAACCCTCTTCTCCAATGAGGAAGCTCACCCCGAGCCCTGCACCGCCCGTAGCGTGCTGTTCACCAGCAACATCATCGCGGGCATCGCAGTCAGTCTGTGGACCACGTCTCTGAGTCGGACTCCGGAATATCCGTATCTTCGCCTGTCTCTGGCTGACTATACGATTGATCCGATTGATCTGAAGGTTCCAGAGACTCCACGGATACCACTTCCGTCTCATGTGCTTGACGATCTATTAGAATCCTTGGGGGTTCCACTCCCATCACCTGAGCCATCTGAGGATGTTGTTCCAGAAGAGCTTCCATCTGAGACTTGATCTGGTCTACCGAGGTGGTCACCGACACGTTCATCGACCGCTCGACGTAGAACCCAGCACACTTACCGCGAAGCTCTTCCGCTTTCAGGGCCGCAGTCCACTTGCCGTCCTTGTAAGCCGCTTCGCCAATCTCGCCAAGCTTGGCCATGTGGCTCTCGACGGTCAGCTTCTCTGCACGGCGGACATCCTCAGTCAGCTCCTTAATGGCTAACTGAGTCCCCTTTTGTGCGAAGATTCGCTTGGCCATCGACCGCTTGCGGTGCATTGGCTTCGGCCCGTGCTTCGGGTACGCGGCCTCAAAAGCCGACAACATGGACCGATTCCGCACGTAATCACTTGCAAAAGTCCATTGGTGGTCCGTCGCACGAAGTTCTTTTTGCTTTTTCTTGGCCATCTGCTATACTCTCTTCATTCACTAATCACCACGAGTTTACCATGGACCGCACTGAATTTATAGGTGCTTCTGAAGTCGCAGCACTTCTGGAAGTCCACCCCTTCAAGAAACCCATCGACATCTTCAACGAGAAGATGGGCCTCACCGAGGACAAGAAGCCCGGCAAAGCCGCCTCGCTGGGTAACCATATCGAGGACGGGCTCACCAACTACTTTTGCGAGGAGTACCTCAAGGGGTCACACGACCCCAATTACGTCCAGAAGCACTTGCGGCACGAGCACGCTGGAGCGACTCTTGACGCCCTTGTCGTTGACGGCTCCTACAAGCGACGGAAGTTCGTCTCCGCTCCCATGGACATCAAGACCATTGGACTCAGCGGGAGCCTGCCTTACCACGCCCACTACGGCAAGGGCGGCTCTGACGAGATACCCATCCACGTTTACTACCAACTACAACAGCAGATGCACCTCCTCGCTCTCGAAGACAGCATGGAGATCACAGACGGCTTCATCGGCCTGCTCGATCTCCAAGGGCGAGGCACGCTTCTGTATCGCGTTCCATACAAGGAACACGTTGGCCAGATGCTCCTCTGTAAGATTGAGGAGTTCTGGGAGAACTACATTGTTACCAAGACCCCACCCCCCGACACCCCTGACGAAAAGGACATCCTGTTTTGAGCGATCTCATCAAACAACTCCAAGCTCCCCTCGACGCATCCCGCGTCAAAACCTTCGGCTCCAACACCGGGGCCAAAAAGGGACTCGCGTTTCTCCAAGGCCACGATGTCATCAACGAGATGAACAAGGTCTTCGGCTTCCGCTGGAGCAACCAAGTCGCCGAACTCAAGCCTGTCTTGACAAGGCCTTATGACCGAAACGGCAAGGAAATGGTCGAAGTAGCGTACACCTGCATCGTTCAGGTCGCCGTTGAAATCCCCGGCCCCAACGACACCCTCTACAAAGTCCAGCACGACGGCGTAGGCGGTGGCTCAAGCTCCATGCCCGTGTTCAACACGGCAGAGGCTCACGAGTTCGCGGCCAAGACTGCCGAGACAGACGCTCTCAAGCGTGCCTGCATGAAGATCGGCGACCGCTTTGGCCTCGCCCTCTACGAGGATGACCAGACCCGTGTCGAGGCTCCGTTCAACCACAAGAAGGCACGAGCAGACCTGTTCGCTGCCATCGTCAAGGAACACAACCTTGGCAAACATGACGCTGTGGAGCACATCCAAGCGGCCATCAAATCATTCAACGACGGGAAACTGGTTCCCTTCGAGACGTTCGACGCAGAGCAAGCCGCTAAGATCAAAGAGCTTGCAATCAAAACCGCTCCAAAGGAGACAAAATGATTCGTTTCAATGGCGTAGCCAACCTTACCCAAGACCCCGAAGTCGTCAAGATTGGCGAGACGACCAAGGTCAACTTCAGTATCGCCTGCAATGACCCGTTCCAGAAGGACAAAGACAAGTCCGCTAACTTCTTCAACTGCGAGATGTGGGGCAAGGGTGCAGAAGCCTTTGCCAACTATCACGCCAAGGGCGACAAGGTCTACATCGTGGGCCGTCTCGTTCAAGAGCGTTGGGAGAAGGACGGCGAGAAGCGTCAGGCTGTCAAGCTGAAAGCCGATGACTTCGAGTTCGTCAAGACCCGCGACAACAACAGCCCGGCGACGGTCGCCGCTGGAACCTTTGTAGAAGACCCTCCCTTCTAAGAAGATTCTTTCCGCCGTCGTACTCTGACATGGGGTACGGCGGTTTTCCTCGACTCGGGATTAAACGCAAGGCTCCCGACGGAACGTGTAGTTCCACCTTCCCGAGTCGGGTTTTGCCACGGCAGGGCGTGTGACGCTTTCACGGATGTTGCGTTGCACGGGAGGTTCGACTCCTCCCCGTGGCTTTCACCAAGGAGACACTATGCCCAGAGGACGCAAAAAAGGATATCTCGAAAAAGAATCACTTCACCACAGGATGCTCAGGCTAGAGCCGGGAGACTTCTTGGTTACGATGCAAAAGGATACATCTGTACAAGTCGTGATTACGAAGATGAAGAAGGACAATGCAGAGGGCTGCGACAGGGTATTTTCAACAAAGCGAGGGCGATTTCTCGCCAACTCTCAGCCTTTTATCATCAACTGCACTCTGGTCCAAAGGGTTTTTTAGGCGTGGCAAGGGGATACCCGGCCACACTCTTTCACCAAGGAGACATTATGTACCGAAGACACTTCACCCTGATCGCTCAAGCGATGAAGGCCTCACGGCCTTACGAAAGTGATGGCCCCGCCTACGACCAGTGGCTTCGCTGCGTCAACGAGGTCATGGTGGCTTGCTCCACCTCCAACCCGCGATTCAAACGAGACACCTTCCTTCAAGCCCGCGGAGTCTAATGTGACAAGATATTTACTTCAAATTGAGTTTCGATACCCAAGAGTCGATCGCGGCCCCGGCTCTCAAACAGTCACGCTGGGCGTCTTCGACACCTTTTCTGATGCAGCCTTGGAAGGCAATGCCGCATTAAAAGAGCTAGAAAAAACCTTCCCTCTGCACTCCTTCCCTGACGGTAGTCAGGCGAAGCCAGAAAGGTTCAGCAAGCATGGCGGGCCTTTTGGGACAGCCAATAATCTTGTGACAAATCTCGCTTACCTGAAAACCCCCTTTCAATTTTTTGCCAAGATCACTTCGCTCCAAAGCCCCGAACTGATGTCTGTGGTTCAAGATGTCATTCGAGAAGTCCGAGAATACCGAGAGTACCGAGACTCAGATAAAAGCGAGGACTGATGACATGACTTGGATGCAAGCAAGTTCGGCACTTCCATGCCCCATCTGCGGTAGCTCGCACTACTGCACGCTCAACCCCGCTGACGGCATTGTGAAATGCACACAGGTCGGAGACGGCTCCTTCAGCCAAAAGAAGGACCGTGCGGGCGTGGGCTTCTTCCATCGCCACAACTTCGACGGCGTTACGCCGCCACCACAGCAACAGCAAAACCGCCCCGTCCAGAACTGGGACAAGGCCATGGGAATGTCGGCAACCGCTCCTCGCCGTCATCTCAGACCCCTGTCTCGGCTTCTGGGCAGTTCGGTGGACGAACTCAAAGACTGGGGCGTCGGCTACCTCACCAGCCGTCAACTCAACGACATGGGGACTTCCTGCAACTCTCTAGGCTGCTGGACCTTCCCGATGAGGGACGCGCAAGGGAAAGTCGTAGGGCTTCGCCTCCGGAATTATGACGGCTTCAAGTACGCTGTCTCCGGGTCAAGGAATGGGCTCTTCTACCATCCCCAGAGCCTCGTCAAGCGAGCATCCATCCTCATCGTCGATGGTGCGTCAGACTCGTTTGTCGGCTGGACAAAAGGGCTCAACATCATTGGTCGGCCCAGTTCGACCACCGGCAACCCCGAGATCATGGAGATGTTCCAGTGGCTCAAGCCCACGGAAATCCACCAGATACTCGATGCCGACACCAACGCTAACAGGGAACATGCTCGTGACGCTGCCAACGAGCTGATCTCTCAATACTCTTATGGCAGCATCTTTTACCCCTCAAAGGGGAAGGACTTACGCGAATGGCTACTCGAAACAAACTCACTACCAACCAAGTTGTCTGCATCGGCGATTACATGTGGCAGAACCGCGAGGTGTTCAAAACAATGAGCGTCTCCGAGGCTCTGCGTGCGACCATCGGAGCAACACGCCTCACGGTCAGCTATGGCACGTTCAAGCTTCTGCTTGACGAAATGCAGATCACTTGCCTAAAGTATCAGTCTACGACGAAATCGGCACTCCGCATTCTCAAGGACAAGCACAACATTGGGCAACTGGTCACGCAATAAGTACAACGTCGCTCCTGCTGACCGCAGGACGTACAAGGGACGGACTTACGACAGCAAGGCCGAGATGTTATATGCTCAGCATCTCGACTTGCTTGTCCGTTCCGGCGACGTGATCGACTACTGTGACCAACCGAAGGTTCACCTCGCCGGTGACCTGTGGTATCGTCCCGACTTCATGGTCATCGAGCCCGAAGACGCCTACTTTGTGGATGTCAAGGGAGTCATGACTGACGGATTCCGAAAGGTCATGGCTGCATGGTCAGCCCGCACTGGCCTTCCTTTGCGCGTCATCAAAAAGAAGGGAAACAACTTTGTCACCACTGAGATCATCCTCGGAAAGCCCGACTCCTGAACAAGAGGAGTTGGCTCAGGTTCAGTCTGAACTTGAAGACGCAATCAAACTAGCCCAAAGCCTCCGGGACCAAGCTGCTGACGCCCACCGTCAGTCGGCGATCTGGTGCAAGGCGGCCACGGAGCTTACCCGTATCCTCGGAGAGCAAGGCGTCGAAGGCCTGCCTCCCTTGCCGGAGCAACAAGATGCCACGCAACGCGATTAAATGCCTCAAGTGCAACACCATCATCGAGTCGAAGCACGTCCACGACTTAATTGCGTGTCCCTGCGGAGCCTGCTTTGTCGATGGTGGTCAGCATTACCGCCGGATCGGTGGCGACCCCAAGCAGATCGACATGGACCCCTACGGCGAGTACGCCCAACTCAAGGAGCAGCAAGATGACTGAATACATCAACGACTTTGACGAGGTGTGTCTGAGCGGAAGCAACAGCACCACCGACCGCAGGCCAGCGTCTGACCTTGAGTTGAGCCAGCGTGACAAGATCGCTGAACTTGAGGCCCGCGAGGACAAGTCGCGGGAGTTGGTGGAGGCGATCATCTCCACTGACGCATCTGCGTACACGGCACACATCCACGCCCTCGCCGCCCAACTCAAGGAGCAAGCAGATGACTGATGGAATGTTTAATCTAATCTTCATTAACAAGATAGGTGGTGCCTTGATGTTTGCCGGAAGCGAAGACGCGGGCGACACTCCCTACCTCCGCGTCCCCGACAACATCGACCCCGCCGATGCGGTGGTCGTGAGTGCCATGCACGTTGCGGGTCACGTTGCCAAGATCGCAGAGCGTGACGCCCGCATCGCCGAGCTTGAGGCGGAGGTAACCATGTATGAGGCAGAAGATTACAACCGGCAAATGGAGCAAGCAGATGAGTGAGCAAGAAACGCCGTGGTGGCATCCAGTGAAGGATGATTCCGGTGAGTATACCAAGCCCTACTTGTGGGATCACACAGGTGATGCGACCGAGGATTACATCCCGCTTGCTGACGCATTTTTAGAGCAAGCCGCCCGCATCGCCGAGCTTGAGGAAGAAGTGAGGCGGCTAC